TAAAAGCAAGAAATGAAGAATTAGAAGCGAGAGATAAAATACATTTTAAAATATTGAACGACAAATATATTCCTGAAAACAAAATATCCGACAAGCCAAAACTCCCTGAAAAATTTAGTTCAATAGAGTTTTATAGTGAATTTGACATGCAAATTAAATTTAATAAGCTTATAGATTATTTGACAGAAAGGAAAATATGATTACACTTGAAAAAAACACAAATTATGTATCAGTCGAAGGCTACGAACTGAAAACAAATGCAACTGAATTATTATTAATCAATCCAGATGGAAAATGTCTTAAAATTGAATCACAAATCGTTAAGACAATAGTCAAGGTATTATTAACAAGAATACAAGAATTGGAAACAAAAAAACAGAACAAAAATTAAGAAAGGCGGTAATTAATGGCAGACAACGTAATTAACAAAAGTGAATCATTTAGACAACCAAAAAGCAGATGGACAGAGATTGAATGTCCGATGGTCGAAGATGGAATAGTTAGGATTGATAAAAACAAAATATGCACTATTAATAAAAACAGTCAAATAATACAAAAACAAATGCCATCCGTATTGGTTAATCAACCAGGCGAGCCACAAACGATGGAATTATTTTTAATCGTTGTAAACGGTATCCCGATTCCATTTATTGACAAATCAACCAGAGATAACGTATTTGATTATTTAATTAAGTAGGATTTTATGGCAAGAAAGAAATCAGTTTATAATCCAGATGATACAAAAGAAGTAACGAACGAAAAAGGCGAAACATCAACCAAGACACAAAAAGAACTTGTTCTTGCAAAGATAGAACAAATTGTTGTCAAGGGTAGACGTGATGCAATGCCTACATGGACTGCTAATAGTTATGTTCAGGCGCATACTTCGTGGGTTCATGGCGTGGTTAATTCTTTTGGTGAAACCATTGAAGACGATGCGAGCGGAACAGCGCAATATGAACTGATAGAGGGCAAATTACCTTTTGTATTGATTGCTAGAGATATTCTCAAAGCCGAATATAATAATAGCTTGTTCAAGTCCCCTGATATATTATTTAATTTAGATTGCGGAAATCCTAATATTAATGAAAAATTGAAACAATATCATCTGCAAGAACTAATCAAAGGCGGTTCTATTAATTCTTATATGCAAGCCACCGAAAAATTTGTTAATCGGGGCGAGTTCATTTTGTTTCATACGTGGGAAAAGAGAATGAAATTAAATGAAGATGGGGAGGAAGTTTTGGCATGGGAAGGTTCAGTCGCAAGAGCTATAGAACCTCATGATTTTCTTTTCGACACAACAAAGCTTCCTGATTATTCTTCTACTATTTATGACAATGTCAGATTTGCAAAACCTTCATGTTTTAAGATGACAAGAGAATGGTTATCAGTCAATGATATTCTTAACACTTATGATGTTTCAAAAGAAGATGAAGACAAGTTAAGAGCATTGGTGAAACGTGGGACATCGCCAGCTACTGAACTATCAAGAGATAATTTTACTGATAGACTAAGTTATAGGCATGTATTCGGGAATGTTATCGAAGTATGGCATTATGTCGGCGATATAGACATTGATAATGAAACGCTTGAAAATTATTATATTATCGTTGCAGGAAATCAGGTCGTGCTTAGATGCAAACCAGAAGACTATAAATCTGGATGTAGATTCACATGGTGTCCTAATATTGTAGACCCTATAACATTAAGAGGGTTAAGCCGTTTAATTCCAGCGGTTTACATGAATCAAATAGCAACAAGCCAGCAATTAGCCATACAGGATGCCCAGAAACAAGCACTTGACCCATCGTTTTTAGTTCCAGAGGGTACACATCTAACTGATGACAAGAAATCTATTGAAAGAGGAACATTAAATGAATGCGCTACCGATGGTGGTGGAATCGGAGCTATGGGCGGTAATTTCGTTCAAATGTTCAAGGAAATTGACGGTTACAAGAACATCCCTATATTAACTCAAAATATCCAATATTACGAACAAAAGATAAAAGATGTAACAGCAACTAATACGGATGGCAACTCATCACCGATACAAGGTGCGCCTGATAAGACAGCATTACAAAGTATGGCAGAAATAACAAGCGGTTGTACTCGGTTCAGTGATTGGCTAATCGATATTTGCAAAATGGGATTATTGCCAGCTATAGAGACACATATTAAGATGACAGGTGAGTTTACGGATAAAGTAGATACCGACCCTGATTCTATAACATTCGGACAGCCTAAGATGGTCAATGTCAAAACAACACATGATGGAAATACACAGACTGAACAAATACCTGTGGAACTATTGAAACAGGAATCAGAAATAAGCATAGGTAGCGTGCAGGCTATAATTGAAAAGAAAGCTAAATTAACGGTGTTAATGTCGAAAATGCAATTTATGCATGATATGATGGGCGTACAATTTGATTCATCCATAGCCTGGTCTTATCTCTGTTCAACAGAAGAAATACAAGATGCCGACAAATGGATACAGTCAGACCCATTACAGCAGATGTTTTCACAAATGCCACCACCGATGGCAAACCAAATGAAACAAATGTTTGTACAAATCGGACAAAATCCGCAATTAATGCAACATGTTCAACAGGATATTCAGCAAGCAACACAACCGCAACAACAAACGGTTCAAGTGCCATTTAATCAGGAGCAGAATGATACAGCAGCGCAAGCAATATGGACAGATAATAAATTGCCTTTAACTGCTAAAATGTCAGCATTTCAAAGACAACAAATAGTACCAAATCAGGGTTTACAAATAGAAATACAAAATGCACATCTACAGCAGCAGAAAAAACAGCAAGAAATACAAATGGGACAAGCGTTACCAACAACGCCAGGTAGTCAGGTAGCAAAAGGAATATAGAAAGTATGATTAAAGATAGAAAAGAAAAAATAAAATCATTCTTCAAATCTTTATTTACTCGACAAGTTGATTTTACTTATTATGAAACATTTCTTTTTGAAGCACTTGAGCAAGAAAACAAAGAACTTAAACAACAACTTGATAATATCAAAGAACTGTTACATGACACAACAGAAGCATATAATGAACTTTATAATCAACGCAAGAAAATCGAGTCAAAACAAGAATTAAAAATATTTAACACAGGAGGGTCGATAATATATGAATGACCAGTCATTCAATAGAGGTAATTGGTGATAAAATGTATATGAAAAATGGCAAGATGTATCAAGATGACTATGAGAGAGCCTTAGAAATAGCAGAACATTACGGTATAGATGCAACTAATATAGATGCTATCAAATTAATAACTAATGTCCCTCCAAAATTTCAAAATAAAATAACGGCAGAGCATGTAAGAAACTTATTAACAAGGCGGTTAGAAAAATGATAAAACATTTAAAACAATTATTTTGCATCCATAACTATAAAAACCTTGCATTTTTATATCCAAGACAATACCCGAAAATTTGTATTAAATGCGGTAAATGCAAAGAGGACTGTTATGATTAAAGACAGAAAAGAAAAAATAAAATCATTCTTTAAATCTTTATTTACTCGACAAGTTAATTTTACTGATTATGAAACATTTAAAGAATATAAGATTGAACGAAGTCTAAAATTGATGGAACAAATAAATTTTGATTCTATAGAAAAATCCATTTATTCAGCGGGATATATTCAGGGAGTAAATGACACTTTTAAAGATATAGAAAGGCAGATATTATGACAAAAGAATATGATATTGAGTATATTGGTTGCAGCATACCTGGATTTGAATATTTACACTTATATACTCATAGATATGTAGAAGATAATAAGTTTAAATCTCTTCGATTCTATAGAACTTGCAAAAATCTACAGGATTTCATGATAGGCGAATAGAAGATATTAAGAAAGGCGGTTAAATGTATTATCTATCAATATGCGCCATAATAAAAAATGAAGGCAAAAATCTTAAAGAGTGGATTAATTATCATATAAGAATGGGTATAGAACATTTTTATATTTATGATAATAATTCAACAGATAACACAAGAGAGGTCTTGCTTCAATTTAAAGACAAGATAACATATAGGTTATGGGTAAATCAATCACCTTGCCAATTAGATGCTTATATGGATTGCGTAGATAACTTTAAAAACGATTCTCAATGGATAGCATTTATTGATGCTGATGAGTTTATCGTAGTAGAAGATACCCCGCTTCCTGATTTAATGAAGGATTATGAAGAATATGCGGGATTAGGCGTTAATTGGCGCATATACGGTTCATCAGGACACGACAGACGACCTGAAGGAAATATAATAGATAATTTTGTTTTCAGGGCAAAACTTGATTTTGATGCAAACAGGCACATTAAAACGATTGCAAATCCAAGATTAATAGAATCATGCTGGCAACCACACGCCTTTAAATATACAGAAAATTATTGTGTAACAGAAAATAAAGAATTAATCGATTTCCCATTAACGCCTTATCATTCCAGTAAAAAAATATATATCAATCATTATTATTGCAAAAGCAAAGAAGATTTTGAAGAAAAACAAAAACGTGCAAGAGTCGATATTGCAAATGCTGGTTATAATTGGGATGATTTTAATGCACATGATAAAAACGATGTATACGACCCTCTGGGAATTGATAAAACTCTAAGAGTGATTGTCCTTTATCTTCAATATGACCAAGTAGCAAATCCTTACACTTATATTCATGTTCAAAAATATTTAAAACAACTCAAGTGCAAAGGCAGTACAATAATAATAAGTAATCAGGAAAAGGAATTATATAATTATGGCATACATAATATCAAATATTTTAAAGGCGATAACAGTAGTGGTGAGTTTTCTGGCTGGGATAGCGTACTTGATTTTTTGCGGGCTAATAATGTTAATTTTGATGTTGCTCTTTTTGTTAATGACGCCTGTTTTAATCCTGGCTGTTATTTTGATTTCGACAGTATCATTTCTGATTCGTCGATTACGCAATGTGCAAGATTAAATACAATAGTTGGAGCGGGTATTAATGCTCCATCTAATACAATAATAGATGGCACTGAAATAAAAACCTTTATGCGTACAAATTGTTTCTTAATAGCTAAACCAAAACTTGATAAAATAAAATTAACATCTATTACTCCCGATTTTATTGATAAATGCATCAATAGAGATTCTGAATTACCATTCTGGAAAGATGATGCCCCGTTGAGCAAAGAATTAATACAATTTTTAACAGAAGTAATAACAGTAGCCCGACATACCCCGTTGAATCTTGATACACAACGCCCTGAAGCGATTAGAAAAGTACAGGGCTATTTAAACGAATATCTTTTAGCACATAAAGTAGAACAATCATAGAAAGGATATAAAATGACAACTTCTCCCATAGAAAATTTAACACCAACTAATTATAATCCCAGCAAAATGGGATTTCTGGAACAGCAAATTTATAATGTATTAGCTGTATGGGTAAGAGCATTATTAACACAAGGTGTTGCAATTCCAGTATCGGCTATATCTGGATTAAGTCAAGCACAAGAAACAGCAGCAATTAACGCAGCAAATCCAGCATTGGCAATAACACCGATAGCATCTCCAACAATCGGACAAGCAACGGTAAATGCAGGGACACCGGTACAAATACATTCTGGAAGTGTAGCATTAAACAAAGGTGTAACTCTTTCAACTCCAAGCACAAATACACATACTGTTTATGCTGGATTAACGGGCGTAAGTACATCAACAGGTTTTCCGATACCTCCAGATTCAAGCGTATTAATCCCAGTAAATAATATAAATTTACTTTATATCGTAGCTCCTGCCCTCGATATTACAGATGTAGTAGGATTTGTAGCAACATAGGAGATTAAAATGTTAAAAGCATTAATAAGATTCTGGTTTTTTCTAATACCTCAATTTATCCCATTATGTCTGCAGGCAATTTTATTAGATAATACAGAAATACTTGGATTATCTTATGAGGGAGAAGACAAAAAAATAGCAAAATTAGAAGATGAAACAAATACTTTAGAAAAGATTTATACAATACTAAAGGAAGAAACGGAGTAATTAAAAATGGCAAAAAACAAATCAAATGGTGGACACAAAGGTATGGGATTTAAAGCAGCCGTCAATTCAGTTGAAAAGAAAGAAGGTGTTTCAAAACAATCAGCTCAAAAAATTATCGGTGCAGGAAAAGCGAACGCATCAGCCGAAGCAAGAAAGAAAAATCCTAATCTTAACAATACACCAAAAAAAGGTAAATAATATGTATAATAAAGAAGCTGATTCAGGACTTTAATAAAAAGAAAGGAAAATAAATTGTTCTTTACCAATGGTAAGGAATCTATAAAGGTTTTAGCCGTTGAACCAGTAATCAACGGATAATTTTTAATCCAGCTAGGAATGGAATAATTACCCAGTCTGAACAGTCAACGCCTTTCGACTCGCTGGTTTTCTTTAAGGCAATCAAGAATTAGGCACTTGATATTTTATCGATAACGAAATATATTCGATATCGGTATTTTATTAAGTGCCTTTTTTGTTATTAGATAAATATAAAGGGAAATTTATGTCATCAAATTTTGAGAAATTATTAGGTTTACCAGCAACTACTTTAGAAGAAACTACGCAGATTACTCCTGATGTTCAATCGGAAACGACTACTGAAACACAAGAGCCTGAAACTTCTCCTGAAACTGCTAAAGAAACCGATAATAAAGCCGAAACAGACACCAACGAAACAACCAATACCGAAAAAAATGATGAAAGCACCCCCGAAGGAATAGCAAAGGCTTTAAAAGATACTAAATCGGCATTAACAAAACTTCAGCAAGAAAAAGCCGATAGAGAAAAAGCTGATACTGAAAAAGCTAAAGCAGATGCCGAAAAATCAAAAGCGGAAGCCGATGCTAAATTACAATCAGAAATAAAAAATGTTTCTGAAACAGAAAAAAAACTTAATAGTGAAGAAAAAGCCGCTAAAGATTCATGGGATATATGGAAAGAAAAATCATTAGAGAATTATTCTAAAAATCCTGCTCATCCAGATTTTCAAGGAATGAATCTAACACAGCTTGTTAAGTCTTTAGATGCTTTCATTAAAGACAAAACGAATGCAATAACGGCAGAATTTTCACAAAAAAAACAAGAACTGAAAATAGCGGAAAGTAATCTTTTTACACAAACCATAGAACAAAATTATAAAAAAGCAGAAGACCTTTTAGGTGAAGATATTAAAAATCCTATATATAAAGACTTATGGGAAGGAATAAAAGCACTTAAAGAAGCTAATCCGCATTTTATAGTAAAAGATATTTTCCCTCTTGTTAAAAAAGCAATTAAAGATAATCAAGAAATGTTATCTAAAGAATTTGCAGAAAATCAAAAAAGAGAACAAACGAAAAAAACCCAACCACAATTAGACGGCTCTCATCCCGCTCCAGGTGGAAAAGATGAGGGTAATTTTATGAAGTTACTATATCAACGATAAAGAAAGGAATAAAAAATGTCAGTAGGTTTAAACTCAAGAATAACTGGCTTAACAGTTAAAGGATTTGAAAAAATCCCCGAATTACCAAACGAACAGATACTCCAATTCTCTAAATCTGCCAAAACTGTTTTTAAAACAGGATTATCCGTAGATGAAGAAATTGAATTCACTCTTACTCCAGAAGTAAGTTTTGGATTGTATCAAGGAACGACCGCAACTCCAGAAGAACTGTCCGCAGGTTATAACATGATTAGGGTACAATACCCCATGTTCTATAACTTTATTTTCTATGACCAGAAAGTAAAACAGATTAACGCAATGCCTCATGGTGAACAAGATATTTTCATGACCAATATCATCAAAAACGCTGACGATAAATTCAAAATGAATATCGAAAGAGGATTAATAGCATTAATTCCACAGGCTCTTTTCTGCCTTAATACAGCACCTCAATACAATACTGGCTCTGCTCTTAATCCTATAACAGTGGGATATGGCAATGTCAGACAAATCCCCGAAGATATGATGACATTAATGGGGACTGGAAAAGTTGTTGATAATGTCAGAAGAACTGCTTTTGAAGCTGGTAAAATGACCCTGATTGTACCATTCCTTTTTAATGGTCTATTAACAGCTACTAAAGATGCACAGTTCACAGTTACTGGTGAAGCTTCCAAAGAAAAAGGATATGTCGGAACATTCGGCGGATTCAAAATCCTTACATCTCCTTATCTTGATGAGCCAGACGCTCTTGGAAATTACTTTATATTCGCATTTATAGATGGCGAAGCAACTGGTATTATAATGCAAAAAGCTTTAACTTCTGAACATTTAAGATGGCAGTTAGCTTTCGGCGATGTATTCAGGGGTATCGGTATTTACGGTGTTGGAATGATTAGACCCGATAAATGCGCTTTTGCATACGTAAACTTTAGTTACACAACTTTAACAACCATATAGAAAGGATAAATCATGGCTAGAGTACCAATCACTATAAATCAGCAGAATCAATATGATGCCATATTAGATGCACCTTATCCCCTCTCTGCTCCTGTATTGGCAGCAGGTATTTATGTGCCTAATTTCTCCTCAATCTCCAAAAGAGGTTCTGTGAGAGTACAAATATACAATGCTGGTTCTGCCAGTTACGTATATTTCAGAGGCGGTAATTATGTTGATGCTGTAAATGCAAGAGGTGCTGTATCGTGGGGTGGTCAGGATACGGTTTACAATCTTCCATCAGATTCAACAGTAACAATCTGTCTTGACCAATATCAAGCCAAAATGCAGAATATTCAGGATAATTTAATTATTGACTTCCAACAAAATTTTGCAGCAGGCGGAACAATTAACGTAGATGGATTAACTCTTAGAATCGTCGATTATACCAATAACAGCAACGGAATAGGCGTACATTTTATGTAGAATAAATACTAAGGGGGGGGGGATGAAATTCCCCCCTTTAGTTATAATAAAGAAAGGATATTTATGTCAACACTTATACAGCCAGTAAGAAATCAATTTACAACTTCATTGCCGCTTAGATTCATTCCAACAGGGAATGAGTTCAGAATAGATAAAGATAAATTTATACAAGCTCATTCTTATGCTATAAAAGATTATGAAATAATCGAAAAAGATATGAATGACAAACCGACCGGCGTTTCTCAAGAAGATATACGCTGGTTTAAAGATTTACAAAATAATCATGGCAGAAAATTTGGAAAAAATCGTAATAAATTTGATGGCGATGATGACAGATTGCCTAATAAATTCTTTGCTAATGCCGATTCTGCAAGCGTAAGATTTAGCGAAGTTCCAGGCGCAAAAACACCTAGCGGAATTATACCAGCACAGGGAATTAAATAAAATGTCAAACTATTTTGAGCTTCTGCAAGATATTATAATGACCGAGAACTCTATCGTTGTAAATTCTTGGTCTGATATTGTGCCGGAAATTTACGGCAATGAAGCACAAGAATTGAATAATTGTTTACAGGATACCTGGCTTAATTTTAATTATGCTTATAGGCAAAGAGAAATTAACATGTCCACTGTGGCAGGTCAATATAACTATGACCTGCCCGCAGCGGGCTTTACAGGTAAAATTAAACAGGATGGTTTACTTATTCAGCCTGTAACAATTAATATGCTCGGACAGCCTGCAAGATACCAAAGATTAATTTTCAGCGAAAATACAGAGCAGTTTTGGCAATATGGTACACCGCAACAAGTAGCTAATAATTCTCCTAACGTAACCACTACTTATGGATTACCAAGATATTATTGCGTATACAATAATCAAGTGCTTTTAAAGCCTATTCCTGACAAGGTTTATAATATGATATGTCTTTATTATTGTAGAAATTGGGCTTTATCTAATGGTACTGTAACAATCTCGCCACTCCCCCCATTCATATTTCCAAATCAAGCAGGGCAAAATATTTTAGCTGTAGACAGAACTCAAGATACTGATATTTACGGCAATACACAGCCACTTTATAATGTTGGGGATGTTGTTTACATTGATAACAATACAGCGCTTGTAGAAACAGGGGTTATTCAGGTTATAGATACTGTTAATAGTCTTCTTGTATTTGTCGGTAATCTTACTTTTAGTCATGCAGTGGGAGCGGCAGTATCGGTAGAAAGACAGGCATTAACATTCCAGACAGATACACCTAATTGTGATGCAGCTTTTCATAATACGTTTAAATATGGCGCATTAAGTGCTTTATTATACGGCGCAAGTAATCAGAAAAATTATATTGATTATTACAACAGAGCAGTAGGAAACATGGTCAATGAATCACGCTCTACACAGGAAGGAACGCAGTCATGTCGCATTACCAGGCACACTTGGTGATTATATGTATTCAAAACGCCAGCCAAGTGCTTGTTTTTGATTCTTAATATAAATATTTATCTTATTAGTTTACTAAATTTAAAGAAAGATGTCAATATGTCAATGCAAAATTCAGGCTTCAAGAGTCAAGACATACGTAATCTATGGGGGGGGCTTTGACTATCAGATAGCTTATAACTCTGAATCACCGTCTCCTTATAAAGATTTGCAGTTTGACGTGGATGCACCGCTTTATTGGGTATCTTCGCAAAATGTTCAATCAATAAACGGCATATTACAACCTATGGCTGGCAATGCTCCGATGCTTTCAACGCCTATAAGTGGCGGCATCTTAGGCATGTTTCAATACGAGGTCGACAATGCCCTTTATTTAATGTTTAACGGCGGTGATGGCAAATTTTATCAATTTGTTGGAACTGGAAATAGTCCTCTTGTTTGCAATTCAGGATTAAGTAAAACAGCTAAATGTAATTATACGCAGTTTTTGCAAAAGATGTGTGTATGTAACGATGTAGATGATGCCTTTATGTATGATTTAACAGGCGTATATTCATATAAAGTAACAGTTTATAACAATTTGGGTGAATCGGGACAAAGTGATAGTGTATTATTAGGTATTTCAATCCCGCAAGCTCCAAGTAATTTACAGGTACAATTTTTAACAAATAAATTTACTAATGCTCCAACTGTTAATACTCTTAATTTAACATGGATAGGATATGATACACATACACAGGGATATAATATTTATCGTTCAACAGATAATGTAAGCTTTACAAAGATTGATACAACAACAAATACAAATTATCAGGATATATTAACATCAAATGGCACTTATTATTATAAAGTAACAGCATATAATAATATAGGGGAATCCACAGCAAGTAATACAGTAAGTGAGGCAATAACAGTATCAGGCTCAAGACCATCTGCCCCATCTGCAAGTATATCATTAATTACAAATTCTGTTACATTAACTATAACTGCTGATACAAGCACAATGGATGGGATTAATATATTTCGGTCAACAGATGGCATAACGTGGTCAGCACCGCAAACCATTCAGGTAACAGCCGATAGCATGACATATACCGATACTATTCCTGCAAATACCACTTTTTATTATATGCTTAATGCTTTTAATTCTTATGGAGAATCTGGTTATAGCTCACAGGTAGCATGCACAACATCTGTTTTACCAATTCCGACAGCATTATCTTTAGTTGCTACAGGAACTTCTATAGCATTATTATGGACAAATACAGCAGGAAGTCCAACAGGTTACAATATTTATCGTTCTACGGACGGTGAGACTTATACCAAAATAGCAACATCGGCAACAAATTCTTATACCGATACAGTTCCTTCGGTAATAGGTACAATACAAGATACAGGATTGTATAAAATAAGAGGAAATGTAGGCAATGTATGTTGTTCTTATGCTTCAAGATTATGGATAGCACAGGGAGCTAATTTATATTATTCAGATTTAGGCGACCCTACGCAATGGGTAGATGACCCCGCTAATAATCTTTTTGGTGGATATATTGATAACTTTATGGGAAATACAGATAATATAACAGGACTTTATGATTTTGGCGTTTATATGGCTATATTCACCAGTAATCATATTTATTTGTTATCTGGCAACGACCCTTCCACTTTCTCAATAGAAGGATTTGAAGAGGTGGGATGTTCATCCCCTAATGGAGCAATACATTTTAACGGCACCCATTATTTCTTTAACAATATAAACATGAATATATCTCCTATAAGTTCTTATAATTGGGGAGCAGGACAATCAGGAAGTGATACAGGACAAATTAATCTTGGTAGTTCATTAACAGAAAGGATACATATATTGTTAGCCTCGATGATGGATTTAACATCATTAAACGAGCTTGTATTTGTAAGGTATCCTAATAAAAATCAACTCTGGATGTATTTCAAACAAAACAATGTATCGGGATTATCGGCAGCGTGGGTATTTGATTTTCAATATCTTACAAAGAATATAATCCCGATTTATTTAAGAACAATGACATCTGTTAATTGTGCATGCGAATACCAGAAAAATGTTTATACAGGTGATTCTAACGGACAAATATATTTAGAAGATACAGGCAATACTATTTCAGACGTTAATAAAACTGGGGCTGGTTCATGGTATCAAGGTTATGTGAATTTTCCTAAGTTTGAATTAGGGCAAGCCTCTCTCTGGAAAAGATTACAAAAGATTAAATTATTATGCAATTCCACAAGA